ATGCCAATGGCTATGAATTTCTGCACTGGTTCTGTAGCCCAAATGGACTAAAGCTCGCCGATGAACTCTCACACAGTCTCTCTAAAGCATTCCCGAACCAAAAGAATCGCGGCCTAAAGCCAATCAGTTCAGAGGATCGTGGCGGTGTTTTCTTGCGTAAGACGCACTGCCCTGCTGTAATCTGCGAACCATTCTTCGGCAGCAACGCTACGGAGAACTGCCTTTACTTCAGCAAACGTGAGGAATTAGCCAAAGCGTATGCGAAGGGAATACTAAACTGGATCTCAAACACAACAAACTAGACCATGAAAGCCGCACCGAAAGATACCAAATCGAAGAAACAAGTCGCCTACTTGCTATCCAAAGTTAGCCCACTGTCTAATAAACAGCAGGGAAAGCTTAAGAGCGAGCTTCACACAGGCAAAGTCAAAGTCGAGAAAGAGAAGATGTAAGCGATGAAAACCCGCTGGCCTAAAACTATTCTTGTAGCGGGCCGCAGGGTTAAGCTTATTTTTGTTGACTTAGACGACACTTTCGGTCAGTACAAACATGACCTCAAACTAATCGAGATCAGCAAAGCCATTCCTGATTCCGAAAAACTACTCACAATCCGCCACGAACTGATGGAGGCTTCGCTGCTTCTTTCTGGAGTGGGCTTCTCAGAACGATACGAACAAGAACCGATTGTCCGTTGCATGGAGGAAATCTTCTTTCCGTCATGGGATGCCTTCCTCAAAAGAATCACTAAAGCTAATGCCTAAAAAACCAAGCCAGTTCAAGACAGTATTCAATGATCAATTCATTGAGTTTAGACCCGAAGGAGACGACTACAAACTTGCTGCTGAACGATCTGATCGAATGGGTATCCTGCCTAACTCTTATACAAAGGGGGCTGGTAGGATGCACGGTATGTTGGGCGAGATCGCTGTGGGGAAGTATCTCGAAGGGTTAGTATCTCACTGCGGAGCTTCTAAACTTGGCTACGATTTTGAGACAGCGGAAGGGGTCAAGATCGAAGTAAAGACAAAGAGATCAAATAGCATACCGAAGAGTAACTACACTGCTTCGGTAGAAAAGAAAAAGTCTCATATGTTTGAGAACGATCTTTTCGTGTTCGTTCGCGCACATGAGACTATGACTCGATTCTGGCTTGTCGGGTGGGTTAAGACAGATTCATTTAAACGGAGAGCGAACTTCATTGCGGCAGGTGAGTCAGACGAATCTGGATTCACCTGCCGCGTTGATGGTTACCACATCCCAATCAGCAAGCTGAAAAAGATGGATCTTCTTCTTGACCATCTGACGGGCCGCGACTGATATCGAACTTCTTGTCGAGATCAATCTCCCAGATCTTGCCGCCTCCCTGACCATACGAACGGATCGGTCGGACGTTCTTGTTGTTCTTGCTCGCTTCTTCCATCGTACCCATTCCACGACGGACGAACTCAAGATTGCCAGACATCCCGACGGCACGTCCGTTGTTCAGATCGTGCAACGAAACTTGGAACTCAGTGAGAGTACCAGTCCAGCGTGTTAGCGTGTTGTTGTACTCGCGAAGACGCTTGACGAAGAACTCAACGAGTTCGGCTACCGATGAACGGCTTGAGTTGTCGTAGGCAGCTGAAGCGATGGACTCATCGATGTAGCTCTTAACTCCGAATCGGCTCACCTCTTCGATATCCTTCGGGACTTGCCAGTCCAGCAAGAACTTCGCGAAGTACGGCAATTCGCTCTTGATCGTAGTTTCAAGCGATCCATTCGACGGGAACTTACTCGATGCTGAATCACTGATCTGCAACGCCATGAGCTTATCCCGATTGGAGCTGTCCAATGCGGGGATCACCGACAAGCTGTTTGCGTCCATGTTGAGCGAGAAGATGACTCGTCCAGTCCACGGCAGTGAAATCGCATCGACGTACTTTGCGTGATACTCCACACGCGGATTGGCTACCGCACGCTTGATGAGTTCCGTCGCCTTACGCTGATCCTGAAACGATGCCGCTGACGTTGTATCATCGATTACCCATGCGGCCACGCGTGCGAGATCTTTGTTGAACTTCGTCTGACCCGACAAGTAATCTGAAGCATCAGCGTATCCGCCGACAAGCGACGAAATAACTCTATTTGAAAGTAGAGACTTTCCTTTATTGGTTGGGCCGACGAGAAGCATCGCTTGTCCCTGTACGAATTCTTTGTACAGGACTGCTGAGTAGAACCGCTTGAGCCATGCGAACAGGTACTCGACGGTTGGTCTACTTGCCGTATTGACAAACAACTGATTGATCCACGTATGGATGAAAGGCCAATTCGCGGGATCTCCGTTGTCCGCTGGTTCCACTGGATGGATATTGGCGTTGTTCAGAATGCGGTGGCTGTTGTACGTCACAATCCGATCCTTCGAGAACACTACGGGAGCAATCTCGTCAATGCGGTTCTGGTTGCTGATGACCAGAATGGCACTCTCGACTTCGGATAGCGGCTGACCTTTCTTCGTTTTCAGATTGAATCCCGCTTGCCGAAGCTCTAAGATCAACTGGTCTTTCTGGATCGCTACAGCTGCGTTGTGAAGCAGCTTGAAGTAGCTCTTACCATTGAACCAGTATTGATCGAGCAAGTTGCCCATCTTCTTCTGCTCGAACGCCTGAACAAACTTCGGTCCTAAGACTTCACGCCATGAGAGGAACCCTTTGCCAGCGCGATCACTGAAGCAGAGAACGCCGTCTTCTACGATCTGGCATCCCTCACGGTCAATGCCGTCATCGATCCAGAACAATGGTCCGCGTGCGCCTATCTCGAAATTGCCAACCCAACGGTTCGCAAATTGCTTCTGGACTTCTGCGGCAACGGTTTCGATTGGGATTAGCGTCTCGTCGGATTGCGGCGGGCGTTCTTTCGCAGCCTTCATCAGTGCCGTATGGTAGACAGAAGATGGGATCGGAACGCCGATTTTAGTCCAGTCTTCGCCCAACTCAAAGTATTGGTTCGGCTTAAGCGAAGTGTTATCGAATCCAGCAAACACTCTATCGATCCGAAGGATGCTGTTCAGATGTTTCATAAACACTTCGTACATATCCATCGTGATCGGAAGACGATCCTCAAACTCCCACACTAAGCGGATGTAGCCCGAATGAGTTTTACTGCGCCATGTCGGCGGATTGTCTTTGCACTTCAGCGCGATGATATCATCGACGGTATCCCAGTCTACTGGAGCATCGTAGTCCGCAACGACTCCGTAGATTGCAGCTGGTGGGTTGTCATTGGAGATCCGTTTTGATGGAGCATCCCCTTCTGAAGTGCTGTAGAATACGTGATCCGTATTGTTGTCGGAACACCATTCTCTGTATTCAGCTTTGTTCTTGTGAACAGGCTTCGTGCGTTTGATTTTACTGATGTCTTGGCATTTCGTAGCGTTTAGCGTACGAAGATTTTTTAGGTAGCGGTATGTCATTTTTCGTATTTGGTGAGAATTTTGCCTTCAGCGGCGAGCGGTATGTCTGGAATCCACTCAGGCGGAGTGGACATGATTGAGAGGATATCTTTGAGGCTTTCTTCTGCTTTGGCGGCATCGCATTCAACTACGACTTCGTCATGTACGTGGAAGATAATCTCATGCCCTCTCTTGTCTATCTCGCATAGCATGTGACAGAAGATGTCGCGGGCGAGAGCTTGTGATGCATTTTCAGAGAGAAGCCCACCGTAAACTTTCACGGGAACCTTTTTACTGAACTTGTTCATCATAGCAATGAACTGGCGTTTGTTAAACTGCATCGCAGTTTTGATACGGCCATAACAAAGCGAACGATCTGATGGGAGATCAATGGTGTACTCTTGCTCCGCGTTAATCGAAAGCTGGAGATTCTCGTTAAGGGTTTTCCAGTAAGACGTCACTTTCCGCATCTTCTCGCGGTAGAGCGATACAGATTTTTCGGCATCCCGAAGAGCCATCCCAGATACTTTTGAGAACTTGTCGGGACCACATCCGTAGCCGCAGCCCAGAACCATCGCCTTCACTTTGTCGCGAAGCGATGGATCGTTGGCTTTCATGCTGCCTTTAGATCTATCCCACAAGCCGAAACGAATGGCGAAGGCTTCGTAAATGTCGTTGCTGGCTGCGATTTCGGCCATTGTATCGATGTCGCCTGAAAGCCAGCACAGTGTACGTACTTCGATCTGCGACAAGTCAACGGCGATAAGTACTCGACCCTCTTTCGGAGCAATCAGATTGCGGAGATAAACGCCAAACATTTCCTTTCGCGGAAGATTCTGCAAGTTCAGATTACCACCACTCCCACTGAAGCGTCCTGTATGTCCACCGAAGTACAGCAGATTGCCGTAGAAGCGACCGTCACCCATCGTTGCAGAATCGAAAGACTCTAGCTTACGCTTAAGCCCGTTGACACGGCGGTAGTTCCGAACTCCATTAACCCACGGCAAGTGGCTGTTGGTATCGAGAAACTCGTTGGCGTCTTCGTCGTCGAGCGCGAGACTGGCTGGAGGCTCTAATCCTTCTTTACGGCAAGCATCGTTGAACGCAATACGGGAAAGAATGGGCCGTTCTCCTGACCACGGAATCGATTCTTCGATCTTAAAGAGGTTCACATTCGTCTTTTCGATACTCTCCTTCAAGTAAGCTGAGTCGATTGGAATTCCACGGAACCCAACTTTGCGGTTCGCAATGCTGATGTTGCGCTCACGTTCAGGCCATTTATCGGAAAGCTTCTGCCAGAGTTCAAGACAGAGTTCGGAGTCTTTGATCGCGTACTCGATGACTTCTTTCTGGAAGTCTTCTGGCATCGATGCCCACTTCTTTCCGTTCATGTTATCGCGTGTTGACTTATCTACTTTGTGACCCAATGCCGCAGCAGAGGAGTCTTTCAAGTTTCTCGCCAGTCCGAGAAAGGCGACCATATCAGCTGTGCAATGCCATTCGGCATAATCCACGATTGGGAACCATCCTTTGAGGCATCCGAAGATGTAAAGATGCTGGTCGAAAGATGCGTTGTGCGAGAGGATTCGTTGCCCGTCGAGCAAAGACCAGTTAAATTCAGACGGATGCCCGCAGAATCTTGTGCCTTCGTCTCCGACGATTGACATAAGATAGGCATCGAAATCTGGATGGGAGAAATAGCCGCGTGGGCCAAATGTCTTGATTGAACAAGACTTGTCGTAGTACGACTCAAAGTCTAAAGCAAAAGTGTTCATGGTAGTGCGCTTGTTTTTGGCGTTAAAAAAGCCCCCACTGGCTTAACTTTGACCAGTGGGAGCTATAGTTTTTGTTTTTTGTTGTTACGTTACGACATCGAAGGGCAACTCAAGTTGCTCTGGCATAGTCGCGTTTCCGCCTACCGTCGATAGGAGTCGATCACGAACAATTTGAAGCTTGGCTAGATTAAGATCAAGCTCTCGTTGTTTTTGAATCAACTCATGAATCATCGCTGATAGCATCTCGATTTCACCATCGATGATCTCTGCTTCAAATTCAGCGTCGGTGTATTCCCGTTCAGTTTCTACGTTTTCCATATTATTATCCGTTGAAGGTTTCGATAAACTCCAATACTTCTGCTGGTGTTTCCACTTGGGTGATCGCCAAAGATGGAACGTACCAGCTGTACTTGCCCTTCTCAATCATCTGAGTCTGGAAATTCCAGAGTCGGTTGCGGAGTTGGATTGACTTGTTAAAGGCTGCGAACGTGACCAAACGCTTGTATGTTTGGCGGTAAGCATCTTTAGCGACATACAGTTTGCCAAGAGCATAGTTGCCATCTCCGATCGGATACTGATAAGCATCGTCATCAGTCGAACCTTCAGGTTGGCGGAACAACATCTCGATCTCAGCAAACTCAAGAATCGGATAACTTGACTCCTGTCCAAGTTCTGCGGCTGCTTCTGGAGTTGATGCGATGCGACCCATCGTGCCTTCATCGAAAGGAATATCTTCCTTCCATTGTTTTACGGCGGATACGATTATTACTTGACCGATCTCTTCTGGTTTGAGGAGGACGAATTTCTTATCCAATACGAGACTCCCAGTAGGAGCTTCGATGTCGGATGTTTTCTGAACGACATTCATACGTGGGATATCAATATCGCTTCGGTCAAACTGAAGTCCATCTACGTTGACGGTTGCTGGACTTTGTTTCTCTTGCACTTCAATTTCTGCTTTGGGCATAGTTTCTAGTTTCTAGCTTATGGTTTCTGTTTTTGACTCCCGATTCACCGAAGTGTGAAGCGTTCGTCAGAGGTTTCGATGATGCCTTGTTCTTCACAGGCGTCAATAAAGTATTCTGAAATCTTTTTGCGGTCGCCTTTTGCGTGCTTATCCGCAACAGCTTTCGTGATCTTCCCGAACGGGATGGAAGCGTGAGACAGGACTTCGGCAGCGTCCATGCCGTGCGAAAGAGCAATAGCAACTAATCCGTCGTTGTCCACAACTTTTTTCGTTGCGCCCATTGAACGAAGTTTGAGCGTCGGAAAGACTGCGCCGTCTTTAGCGAGTTCCATTGCACGTTCCTTCAGGCGATCAGACCAGTTGCTGACGATTTTGGCGATGAACCAAAGCTCTTCGACGACAGCTGGATCATCAGCGTTTTCAAGATCGATGTCGGGAAGCTGTGGATTAAGCTTCTCCGCGACTTCGATGATGAGTCCGCCTAAAGCTGGACAGTGATCTTCATGGCGGCAGAAACGGCAGTTCACTGTAGGCGTACACTCGCTCAGTGCTGGCGCACCGTTTTCCCATTTCGGCCTGACGGCTTCGCCCTTCTTGATGATCTCGCTCAATTCGTCGATCATCGGCTGAAGATCGTCTGCGCGGGTGAACGTGTGGTGTAGCGAAGCGTAGTGCTGCGGCACGTAGAACACGAACGTGATCTCCTCCAGTTCAGGGAACTTCTGGAATGCGCCAATCGTATAAGCCTTCGCTTGCCAGTTCTTCTCTGGCGGATCGATGATGCTGATGCCAGTCTGGTAGTCTGCCATAACGGCTTTGTTGCCGAAAATGATAAGGCGGTCGCAAGTGCCCCATGTTTCAGTACCGTTGAGTTCAACGGTGACTTGGATCTCGTTATGCTCGACTCCGTTCGCAGGAAAGTTGGCTAAGAAGTCCTGCTCCATTGCTACGATTTGCTCGTAGATGTGGAGTTCTTCTTCGTTGTGGAGTGCAGATGGATTGAAGATTTCAAGAGCTTCATGAATTCTTGTTCCCATTTCCGCAGCTGCGGAAGACCCTTCCTTTCCGTGATAGCCAGCACAGCCAGCTACGTACTTGAGAGAGGAGGGCGAGAATTCTGCGTGTCCTCGTGATGCGTGATCAGGTGTTTGTGCCATAGTTTTGTGTTTGTTCGTCTTCTGAGAGTTGTCGTTGCCGATCTCTGA